AGTCTTCAATGTTGACATCTTTTTCATTCACAGCATTTTCTTTTCTTTCTTCAGCAGCTTCCATTTCTTCTTTCATTAAATCCTTATGTGAACTTAATGCACAATGATAGATTTCATGACCCATAATTGCCATTGCTTCTCTATCATCCCAAATACTGGCAGCCTTGATATGAACAAAACAAACATCTTGTTCCGGTGATACAACCGCGAAACCTCTTATACCTGAACCTTCTGGCAAAGGTTCACCAACACTATCCTCAAATGCTTTATTTAATCTATCATCTGTCTGATACAATACTAGTTTAACAATAAACTCGTTTCTTTGAACTTCAATTGTGTCATCAGGTCCGTACTTTGCTAAGTCAAAATCATCTAATGCATTTGCTGAATTACTTACTACTATTAATAACGAAAGTAAAAACCACACACTTACTGCTATTGCTATTCCTTTTAACGAGTCTATCATAACCTTACATTCTCCTCTAGTTGTCTTATTGTTTTTCTGTTGCGTTTCGTATATTTATAACTGGTACAAATGTCTCTTTATGGACCAAGATATATGTACATTGGAACAATGACAAAAATCAACACTACTCCTAATAACCATAGAATTATGTATGCCAGAATAGCCAGTTTACACCAAGTCCATGATGTAAAACATTTCTTCTCAGCTAGACAATGTGTTAGACAGTCGTGAAGTTTTCTTGGAATCCATGTAATAAGTGTTATCAGTTTTCTTATCATTAGATGTGTTCTCCGTAGATTTGCTATCAGAATTAAATTTTAATATTATTGCAAATGATAAAAACACTAACGATATGATTATCGTAACCGCACATCTAACTTTATCTTGACTACGCATAAAAACTACTAAATACCCCATTGGTAGATAGAATCATCACTACTATTACTAAGACCCAAAAACAAGCCATCTTGTCGTAATCGTTCATTTTCTACTTACTGCACCTGTTCCGAAGTAGAATCCTAATACATTTAAAATCGCATATGGCAACCACTCTGGCGTGACAATTCCTAACATTGATTTCCATTCAAGTGAAGTCCATGTAAAATCGAATAACCATAGTTTAAATCCATGAGTTACATCATACATTACGTTTGTCGGTTGGTCGAATATTACAGGAGCGATGAGAATGAACATAGCCATTCCCATTAAAGACATTACTATAAACTTTCTTGCCCAATTGGCATTGGGAGTGTTATGTTGTCTGGCACTATTACGGGATTTTTCTTCTTGATTAAGAAGTTTGAGAGTCAACATGTTACGGTCGAATTCATCTTGCCGTGCATCAGCTTTCATCTTCATATAACCACCAAGTAAGGTGGACGCTAACATTGATATGACTTCTAAGGGTATTCCGAACATGATATTCTCTCCTATTGTAATATATTTATAAAAAAGTTGACTTTCATGGGTAGTTGTGTTATAATAGTACCATATGAAAATTTATACATTCAAAGATTTCCTAGACATTGTACGAAAGGATATTACTCCGTTAAGTTTAGAAGAATTCAAAAAGACTCCCAGATTAGGATTATTGTGGAATAAAATGGATTCAGATGACATTCGAAGAACTACACTTAAAACTGTGGATAAATTTTATGAATGGGCATACAAATTTCTAATGTCAGATGAGGCATTGCAAGTGTATTTCCAAAAGAGATTAGAATATAGAGAAAATGTCGAAGTTAATTATAAACAGTTTGATGATTTTGTCTATAATAGACCTAACAACGTTAGATTCATTAGAAATATTAATCTAAAGGCAATGTTAAATACAGCATCGTATGATGGAAAAACAATTCATGGTGCTTATAAAAACGCATTAGAACGTGGTATCGTGTTAGATGTGTTCACTATTCCTTCAGTGTTTAGAAACATAGAAAGTGGTAATTACGGAACATGGATAGTCACATTTAAAACAAAGATTGGGCAACCATCTGTATTTTCTCCAGAATTATATAAGTCGTTGTTGAAAAAGACACACGAATATGTAGAAACTGGTTCAAGTAAACAGAAGTTACTAATCCCATCTGCCTCTTGGTGTAGTCCTATTCTAGCAACACAATACAGCGAAGACTACTCCGACATTCATATTGTTGATGTTCAATGTGATGTTTTGGAAACGTGTGAAAGTGTTTATGATAAAATACACCCATATAATCCTATGGCAGCTATGTTAGGAACAGAACAGTATGACTTAAAGACATTTTGTATTCCATCAGAAAGAATGACAGAACAAATCGATTCTGAAGGATATGATAAAGTTTTCTTTTGTCCACCTTATTATGATTTGGAATTGTATGGAGGTTCTGATGAACAAAGTACAATATTAAATGAGTCGTATGAGGAATGGTTAGAAAACTATTGGGAAGAAACTGTAAATCAATGTGATTCAGTATTGAAACCAGGAGCAGTGTTTTCATTCGTGATGGGGAAACAAATTCGCCATCACGCTATGGGACACGATATGATGAAAATCGCATCTAAACGATTTAAGTTGGTGAAAGAAATTAAGATTCTACCACCATTGGAAGCTAATAAAGATTCCAATAAAATAGAGAAATATGAAATATGTTATATTATGAAAAAGGAGAAATAAATTATGATGCCATCAAACCCAGCAGAATTAAAGAAGATAGACACAGCACTACAACAAATTTCAGATTCGAAAACTCGAATTGAAGCAGAACAGGAACATATTAAAGAAGTTGTTCAGGTTATTCATGATGAATATGGATTAGAAAAGAAGTTAATTAGGCAACTTGCTAAAGTCTGGCACATGAGAAATTATGCAGAAGAAGTGACACAACAAGAAGACTTCCAAGAGGCATACGAGGCTTTGACCTCAGTAAATAAGAAATTAGAAACACTATAATAATTGTCGGTATTATTCGCAAATAAGTCTTGACATACTACCAAGTTTAGTGTATAATACGTAGTATATTAAATAATAAAAGGGGTTAAAGATTATGAAACTATTAAAAATACTTGCTAAGGTTAACGGTGTTGTCTTTGGTAAAACTGAAGAAGGTAACGTTGTATTTAAACAAGATGGTGGTAAAGTTGTTTCTACGGGTTGGTTTGAGTATGATGAGGATGGTTGGTACATGACTGTTGCATCTAATAACCCAGATGGAGCTGATGTTGAATTCTTCGGTGGTACTGCTGAGTCAGTTGCTTCAGCTTTCGCGGAGGTTAAATAATGAATATTGTTACTAAAACTAAAAGAGATACTTTTTTAAGAACTAAAAATCGTTTCTATCAATGTGGTTGGTTAGATGCTGAACGTGATGAACCTGCTCAAGCAAGTACACGTTCACAAGACGAAAACTTTTATCAAGAATACCTTAAAGGTTATAAAGAGTCTATGTCTAATCAATACGCAATGGAAGGCTGCTAATGTATAAATTAATTCGTGATAAGTATGTAAACAATATCGAAGACGAAAGATTGACAATGGTGAGTCCAAAGTCCACAGAGTATCGTGAGTTTCTCATTGATAAATTATTTGAAGAAATTCGTGAACTAGAAGATTCGGATTGGAAAGATGTTAATGAATATGCTGATGTATATGAAGTGTTCCAAGCACTATTGAAGGTTAACGATATCACAGAAGAACAGGTTATCAGAGCAAAGGTATCAAAACACGCATTGCTCGGTGGATTTGAAGATGGAATTATTTTAACATATTAATATGAAAAATAGAATTGAAAATATTAAAAAACAAGTAGTGAATATTCCATTAACGTATAATGATTTTGTTGAGATAGTTCAGAAAGAATTTATTGATATGGGAATCGAAGTTACACTAAACGCAGTAGATAATTTCCCAAAAAACGAATCTGCGGTCAATGGATATTTTAATACCTACGAATGGGAAGACTTTGAGAATATTGAATTAGTTCTTATTGTATCTTCCGAGTCGAATTCAATAACTATAAATAGTGATAGTTGGAACTTCCTGGAACACCAAATGGCACAAACAGTAGAGCACGAACTAATTCATAGAGAACAAACTATCAAACGTTCTGGATTTCAACCCATTACTTTATATCCCAGCGGGGCATGTGAAGAACAAATGAGAATTATCTATCTCAGCGACCCAGATGAAATTCAAGCATACGCAAACGATATCGTATTAGATTTAAAAAAACTTTACACGAATCATGGTGTATGTAAAAGATTAACTAATTATTCCGATGTTACTGCCAAAGAGAGTCCTATTCTTGTAGAATACATAACTTTGTTTGGCGAAGATTCAGCAACAGTTAAGGAAGTAGTTAAAAAAGCATTGAAGACAGTAACCTCATAATAGGAAACAATACATAATGAAAGCAGCGAATAAACAACAAGAATTTCAATTAATCATAGAGAATAAAGTTAAAGATGGCATATCATCATATATGGATGTAATTACAGAATATATGGTAGAACACGACCTTGAACCGAAACAAATCTCTAGATTAATTTCTCCAATTTTAGAAGAAAAAATCAAAATTGAAGCAATAAAAAATAACTTAATACAAGATGATGAATCGGGAAGTATATTGCCTCTGTGAAAGGATTTGATGCGTATGAGTTATATGTACACATAAAACAACATTTCAATATGGACAATAATTATAATTATGTCCAGTATAATGGCAAATCCAAACACGTTAGTTTAGCAACATATAATAAGAGAAAGGATAAATATTATTTTGAAATAATAGGTGATAGGAAGAAAAATGAACTATTACAATTCTATGTTGCTAATTTTGTTGTAGGAGACGGAAGATATATAGGAGAAATGTACACCCAAGAATCTGAAAATGTCTTCTTTGGTTGGAAGAAAATTATAGAATCTCTAACGTATCTATTTGTAGAAGACCTGAAAAATGTAAAAGAATTTTTGTCTGAACGTGATTTAAAATTTAATGAGTTGTTTGATGTTGTAAATGGAGAACATCCAATTATATTTCGATTTGTTCAACAAAAAATGATTAAAGTTGAAACATATATTATCATGGATAATGTGTTAGGATTTAGTCAAAGATTTAAAAAAGAAATAGAGGATGAATTTATATATCCTGTCGTTCAGTATAAATTTGACAGATATTCAGAGTTCATGAATTTTAACAAAGAGAAGTATGAAAAATTAATGAAAGGAGTGTTCGTACAATGAATATGGAAGACATTGGTGGTACTGTTATTGATTTTGATAAAAACACATTGAGAGAGATTGAGTTTTTGGATTCAACAACATTAAAGATAACCTATCTGATAAACACAATAACAATAAGAAATAGGTTAGATTATAGTACAACAGATACGGCAAGGAAAATCTACAATGAATTGCTTTTATCTATAATGCCCAGCAAAGATTTTTTAATAGGATAACTTGACAAATAACATTTTATATGTTATAATATAACCATATGATACATACTAAAGAAGATTGCGAAATAAAGTGTGACGCAATTAAAACCATATTAACACGAATTCAGCATAATGCGGCTATTGATAATGATTATGATATTCGCCACCTTGCTGAATCTGGGTTAGACTTAATTAGAGAATTGAAATATGAGTTCAAAGATTAAGTATAAATAAAATGATATTAACAAATAATGATATAGGAGTATATAATGAGTGAAGAAAGAAACACGGTAAAAATCGACGGCAAGGATTATCTAATCGAGACATTACCAGATATTGCTAAGGTTGCTATTGAACATCTAATGGCAATTGATAAAGAATCTCAACGTTTAGAAATGGCACGTGCTGGGTTCGCACAAGCAATTAAATCAGTTATGACTGGTGATGATGCTCCTGAACCAGTTGGTGGCGAAGAGGCAGATGAAGAGTCTGCTGAAGAAGAATAAAACAATTTAGAGGGTTGTGTGATACCTCTATAAAAACATCACGTAAAACAATCAACAGGTAATTATACCTTAAATCAATATAGGAGAAGTATTATGGGTTTCGCAGCTCTAAAGAAAAGAAGTAAATCAAAAAAGAACGTATCAGAAATGATGGATAAACTGAACAAAGCATCCGGTGCTAGTTCAAATTCATATATCGATGATAGATATTGGAAACTAGAAAGAGATAAAACAGGTAATGGTTATGCTATTATTCGTTTTTTAGATGCTCCAGATAGTGAAGACTTTCCATTTGTCAAAATGTACACACACGGTTTTAAAGGTCAAGGTGGTTGGTACATTGAAAATTCATTAACAACAATCAATAAACAAGATCCCGTTTCGGAAGCTAATTCTGAATTATGGAACTCAGGTATTGATTCAAATAAAGAAATTGCACGTACACGCAAACGCCGTTTACAGTATATTTCTAACATTTATATTGTTAAGGATTCAAATAATCCAGCTAATGAGGGTAAGACATTCTTATTCAAATACGGCAAAAGTATTTTTGACATGATTCAGGCTGCTGGGCAACCAGAGTTTGAGGATGAGACTCCAGTAAACGTTTTTGATTTATTCAATGGCGCTGATTTCAAATTGAAGTCACGCAAAGCAGATGGATTTATTAAGTATGATAAATCTGGTTTTGAAGAACCGTCTCAGTGGTTAAGTGATGAAGACAAAATGGAAAGTTTATATAATGATTTGTATTCATTGAACGCCGAAGTCGCTGAAGACAAGTTTAAGACTTATGATGAGTTGAAAACTAAGTTCTTACGTGTAACGGGAGGCTCTGCTGGAACATCAAGTTTCACTGCTGAGTCAATCACTGCACCAGAGCCAACTCCAGTTGCTGATGTTAGTAATGTCACAGATGAGATTCCTTGGGACAATACTACCACCGCGAGTGCTGATTCAGATGACGGTGACGATACAATGAGTTACTTTGCTAAGTTAGCAGAAAGTTAAAATTGATTAATCAATAAACTTTAGAGGGAGTCTTTATGACTCCCTTTTTTTGTTATTAATATCCTTGTAATCCTTCTGGCAATGCTGGGGCATGTGCAATTGAGGCTTGAACAACAGCACTATTACTACTTGTACTATTATCAATAGAGTTATTAATAATTGTGTTTCCTCCTTGACCTTTGCCTCCACCAAAAGGAGAACCTGGCATTATATTAGTGAGGTTCTGATTTGGAATGTAATTAACTAAATCAGACCCAGCACCAGCATCAGATGAATGTAACAATAACATCAACGCTTGGAAAGGTACACTTGCAATGAATTTCAACCCTTTAATCATAGTTTCAACAGGTTGGAAATGTTTACTCGAAGTGTGTTCTGTCAACCACCCCA